GCTTGGTTAGCCGTAGCGGCAATACCGTTGGCTACTGTCTCCGCGTTGTTGGCTGTAGAAATGGCCTGCTGGGAGTTAGAAAGAGCTGTAGCTGCATCACTAGCTACGGAGGACGCATCGGTGCCAGCAGCAAATGTTGCTGTTTCCTGTGCAACGTAAAGTGTCTGAGTAAAGTTATCGTTCAGATCCTGTGAACGGATAGCTGAGCCTGGGTAGAACGTAGCCGATAGGTTGCTATCATCAGTTTGACGGTAAATCCGAATAACATCGGAAGCAGACGGAGTTAAGGAAGTGAATAAAATTTGATACTGACTGGGGAGGGAAAATTCCGTAACAGAACTACCGTTAACACTTACTTTAACATCTGTAGTATCAAGGTACGGGAAATTAAAACTATACGGACCAGTCGTCCCGTTCCCCGTAGGGAAAGATTCAGTAATTGCCATTTATCGGTACATGTTCGTTAATTGTTGGATTTGCTCCCTACGATCAGCAGCACGCCGAGCATCATCTACACGACCCTGCTGTAGTAGGTTCTTATTACGAATGCTGAGGTTGATGGCTTCCCACATATCCGGGTTATCGTTTTGCAGCCGCTTCTCTGCTGCCTTCTGTGCTTTAAGCATGATATCATCAAGGACTGAATATACCTCAAGTTGAGCCACATCAACCTTATCGGAGTCCACACCTTCAACACGCATAGCACGTACACGATCCAGTTGATCGTTGTACTTTTTATTCTTCCTTAGCTTATCAAACTCCTTCCAGATCTGCTGCTCACCAATGTACTTATACAGTACTTCACGTTCAGCAGGTGTGTATTCATGGTTGCCAGAAGAGTCCTTACGAATTCGTTGCACACCATCCCAACCTGTATCAACAAGCCACTGTCTCCAAGGTTCAGCATCATCACTGAATTGAACAGGTGATACTGCATTAAGACCGCGTAGGATCGGGTTATCAATATCGTTCACTGCTTTACCAGTGTAGATATCAATTTGCTGAGGTAGAGTTGTATTGACACCAGGAAGTCGGTTCTTAATGTAACCAATAAAGTCCTTATAGATATCCTTCTGGGAATTATCAATAGCCTTAGCTGCAACACCAAGAGTACCAGATTGAGGAATAAAGGAACGAACTTGATTAGCAAGCATCCGTTCAGCTGCCCCTGTCTCTTGGTTCATGATAGCAACAAGAGGTTCCAGACCAGCCAACCAAGTCTGATTAGCAAATGTCATAGAGAAGGTATAACCAAGCTTACCAAGCCAATCCTCAGTAACAGTAGATCCGATATCTCGTTGGTAATAAGCTAGATCACCAAGCATTGTAAGGACCGGATCAAACGGAGGTAGACCAGCATAGCTAACCCACTTACCACCAATCTTAATCGTCTTGGGTTGCCAGTTAAAGTTATCCCGAAGCTTTTGACGTTCTGCCGGATTCTGAGGACCATTACCTCGAACATTACCCCCAAGGGCATAGCCATAAAGACTAACTGCCAAACCAGTACCAAAGGCAACACGACCCATGTATTCAGCCTGAAGACCTTTATAGATCGCCATAGCATTAGGTTGGGTAGCAAAGTCAATACCATGTTCTTGCAATGCTTTGGTAATCTTCTCAATGTCATTACCAGCCATCAGGATCTTAAAGTACCTAGAAGACCCAGGAATCATAGCCAGTGGGGTATAAGAAGCCATCACCTTAGCGGCATTCATACCAGTCTTAGGGAACATAAACAAAGGCTTAGCAGCAGGTACTTTGTTCACACCCATCGTAATCCAGTTAGCTGTTGCATCCTCCAGGTTCAGTGCAATCTCACCACCAGCATACCTAGCAGCTTGATCAGTCAACATACCTGTAGCATCAAACATCTCATCATAGGCAAGTTTAGTAGACTTCTCAAGAAGCTTACTCATCTCCTCACCTTTGAATCCAATATCCCATACCTCTTCAAAGCCATGCAGTCGTGCTGTTTGGTGAGCCAAGGTAGTAGTCACATAAGCATCAGCAGATACAAGACCATTAGTCCCATACTTAGCCCAACGCCAATTACCAAGGTCATGTAGGAACCGAGCAACACGATATTGATACAACTTACCAATATCACCATTCTGTTCCCATACAGCTTCCATCTCACCCAATGTATCCCACACCGTAGGATTAGGATCCATCAGGTCATCACGTGCAAGTAGTTTAGGATCCCAAGTAGCATCATTACCCCACTTACCGTTGTTCCATGCCTTTTGGTATGTATCCCACATAGCCCCAAGAGACTTACGTGCTACCTCCCAAGTATTAGCATGAATATAACCAAGGCGTGCGAAGTCCTTCTTAGAGTGAGTACCCATCATGTAACCCATACCAGTACCCATATAAGCGGTAATAGGCTTAAGGGCTAGCATGTTGATGTTATTACCAACCGCACGTACAGCTGAGATACCAGACAGGATGTTATTGTAGACAACACTCCAGGCACCTTGAGCGAAGGCGTTCATACCTTCACCACCACTGAACAAGATACCCATCGGGCTTACTTGTTGAGCAGTGTACTTCATCAACTTTTCATAGGTGTCCACATCACCCTTAGTGAGGGAGAAGGCATTCATCAAAGCTTGCATAGCTTCAGGATGCTCTCGTGCTGTAGTCACAATCATGTTGCGATACTGATCACCACGAGTCCTCATCATAGCCAAAGCTTCATCCAACTCCTTAGAATATCCTTTAAGAGCAGCTGCAGGATCAGGTGCCTTTTGTACCATCTTCTGCCACCGATCATGGTTCTTAAGAGCCCAACCAGCAATGAACTTATTAAGACCGAACTCAGTCATCAAGAAACCCATACGATCAGCAAGGGCTTCAGTAACACGGTCATAATCAGCAGTCTCTGGGAATGCCTTATAACCTTCTGCAAAGTCAGTAGCTTCCCGTGCTACAGTATCCATAGCACGAGCAGAGGTTTCAGCAGACAACCGACCGATGTACTTATCAGTAAGGTCACGAAGAGCAAGAGCAATAGCTTCTGCCTGCTGTTCGTTAACATAGGAAATCCTACGACCATCAAGCATTCCCTGAACACTCCGATTATCCATGAAGATTCGCTTAACGTCTTCAAGCTCTATATCGGGAGTGACAATATCACGGTAGATTTTCCATGCACCTTCAGACATATGCTGTTTGGTGTAGCGGAAGCCATCTACAATTGCATCGAAGTTACCAGCCTTACGTGCATTCTCAGCAATATCTAGGATGATATCACGAGTGGTAGTATTACCCTTAGCAATGTCGTAATAAGCACGCTCAGACATAATGGGAGCAGGACTACCATTACCATACGATACTTCTTTGATGTGGGTAGTATCAGCCATGTTACGTGCTACACTACCAGGAGACTGACTCAATGTAACAGTAGAACCTTCAGGGAACATGTTACGTGTAATGAATGCATCAGCCTCACCTTCAGGTGCATCAAAGTAGCGACCCTTACCGATGTCATCAATCTGGACATCACGGCTAGTCTGCATACGCTCCACATAGCTCTCCAGAGGGTCCTCTGTGAGCCTAGAATAGCCCTTAGAGGCGTACTCCGCAGTAAGCTCTACACTCTCGTTTTCAAGCGTCTTAGCGGCGCTCATAGCGTCATCTGCTTGGAGGCTTAGTGTTACGCTATTGACGGGATCAACAAGGGCTTGTTCAGTAAGTGCAGCAGCTTGTTGTTGAACAGCTTCCTTCTCACCTTCAATCTCAGAAAGACGTACAGCTGTTGCAGGATCAGCATTGTTGGTAATCTCCTCAGCTTTGTATGCTTTAGCAGTAGCATCGTTAGGTTCAAACCAATGCATGATACCACGTTTACCAGCCTTCACAGCTTCAATGGTATAACCAAGGAGATCTCCTACAACATTCAACGCTCCTGATTCATAGATGTTACGTTGACGACGTACCTGTGGTGATTCGCCGTCTTGGTTAATGAGACCAGGAACAACAGGAATCCAAGGAGCTGTTTTATGGATAAAGGTAGTTAAGGTCTCATCACGTTCAGCTTGGTCACTGATAAGGTTGATACCTACATCAGCTGTAGTAGTAAGACCAAGTGCAGCAAGACCTCGTGCAAGACCACCAGAACCTACTAACTTACTAGCACCAGCTACAGCTCCTTGACCTGCAATGATGGAAGGAAGAACAATAGAAGCAGCTTCCCGTACCTTTTGAATAGCAGGGTTACTGAACTTGGTATACTTATCCCAGGCATCATCAATACTTTGAGCACCTTTGATGCGACCAATGCCATCCATACCGAAGTCAATAAGACCCATACCAAGAGCACCCATACGCTCAAAGGTACGAGTAGCATAGGTACCTACATCCTCACCAAGAGTAGCATTAGGATGACCACTACCGTAGATAAAACCAGAGCCTGTATTGACAGGTTGTTGTGGTTGAATAGCATTCATCAACTGCCCCTTTGCCTGTGCTTCAGGGCCTTTAACAGGTTGGACATTACCAGCAGCTTTATTCTCCTCTGGTGTAGCCTCCCGGAATGTAGTCTCAGGAGTTTGAGTACTTGCTTCAGCTGGTGTTACCTGTTGTTCATAGGCTTCCAGCTCTTCATCAGTATAAAAGGGTGTTTGTGTCATGTAGCTTTACCATGTAAGAAACTGAACCGCCTGCCATCAGGCAATTGAATAATAACTTTGTCACCATGAACAGTTGCGGTACGGGACACAACTCGTGCTCCGTTCTTAATAAATAATTTACTGCCCTTAGCTGTGGGATAGTCAATACCATGTGAACCACGGGCTACGTGCTGATCAAAACTATCACCTATGCCAGGCAACCTTTGCTTAAGAGCACCAAGAGAAATACGTCCAAACTCAGGATCTGCAATCTCTACAAAATTGTCTAGAGCATTCTCAGCAAAACGACCACCACCAACTTGCTTCACATCTAAGTGCTCACCAGTAGATGTAGGTCCAATATCACCAGTGATGTAGGCAAGAGTAGGTGTCATGTGAGCTGGATTACGAGTAGGAGAACTAACAGCAGAGAAGGGTTGATCAACATTAACACCCATCTCCTGCATGATGCGTGTTACTCTTCCTGGATAACCAGGGTCGATACCTGCATAACCAGCAGC